CGGGGGGGCATACGTCGCAATTACTAGAATCCCGGGTTCTCCATTATTTGGGAGTCGGACACACTTTTCCGATCTTTAAGGATCCCTAGTAGCATCAGGTTCTTTAATTATTTTATTCCTGTTAATGCTGCTAACTCATGAGCTTCGTTTTACTGCTATCCACTCTGAGATTTTGTTGTAGTTTTTGGTTTGGCTATAAGCAACACTAGTAAGCCGACTGCGTTAGATCCGTTACATTACGGACCAACTGTAATTCTGCACAAATGTTAAGTACCATTGTAGTCGTTGATGTAGCATACTCAAGAGCGTCTGTGTTAGTCACCGCGGCTTCCAACGTCGGATACAACACCAACGTGGAGGCATCTCGGAATGCTAAGTAGAAAGTAGATCCATCATCGATCGTCATACCGCGATCTGATGTCCCAAATCTGAACAGATTGCTGGAAGTAGGAGTGGGAGTACCACTCCAGGCTGGATTCACTTGCTGAGAAGCCGTCACTTGAAGTACGCATTTATAGATATCACCGGCAAAAGCGCCATTAGGTTGAGTAGAAACTACATTACCAATTGTCTTGCCAGTCGTCCACAGAAAAGTGGGTATATTACCAGCCGTAGTAGTGGCTGACGCTGATATACAGACAAAAGTGGATTGAGCCCGCGCAACTGGGAGAGATCCAGCTCGGGGATTAACACTCAATTCCTTAAATTGCAGGTCGTAATCAATCAACAAATAGCCTGGGCTATTGGCTGCGTTTGTTTTAGAAAAGAAAAAGATCGTTCCCTCTGCATCTTCATTGAGATCAGTTTGATTCCCATATAGTGTCGATTTCCAATCCCGCGTTGGTGTAATCGTAGCGGAATGGTTGGTCCATTGCGGGCCAATGACCGTATGAGGGTCAGAAAGAACATAGGGTAGGAAACTACTATTAGAGTAGTCGGCCATCGGGGCCGTTCGATCCTTCTCATAATAAAACAACACATCACCCGCTTGTGAAGTAGGTGAGCTTGTGATATAATGCACAGTGAATCTATTGACTTTGAATTTGTTGAACATTTGGCAATAGTTCCGTAGAATGGAACTAGGCAAGCAGGCAGGCGTGACTGGCATTCCACCAATCACTTCCCATCCAGTAACAGCAGATGCTGTAGCTGAAAGAGCAAAAGCGAAATCAAGACCAATAACGCGAGCACCATCAGTTG